GTCGCTCTTTGAGCTTCTTGTTTTCTTCAATAGCGGCTTGAGCGAAGCGAATAGCTTCTTCTTTTTCCCGTTGTGCAGCTTCACGTGCCCGGCGTTCATCATGGCGAGCATGGGTAAGCTCTTTGATGCGGGATTGAACCTTATCACTGTAGTCCTGTAGCTCATCTTCGGTAGGATCAGCTACCGGTTTTTCTAAAGGCTTGCGCCCTCGGTCTTTCTCTGGCGTATCGTCAACGATCTCGACTTCTACGTCAGACTCGCCTTCTACAGTAAATTCAACCTTTTCAGGCTCTTTCTTGTCATCTTTTAATGACTCGATCTGAACTTCGTCAGGAAACTTGTATTCTTCCTTTTCTACTTCAGCCATTGTTAACCCCTCTGAATGCCACGCGGATCTTGTACGACAGCTTCAACGCTATCATCGTTAATAATACGGAACTCACGCCCATGAATTTTGATGCGAGTACCAGTATTAGGACGAACTAATACAAAATCACCTACCTTACATGAAGGCCCACTGGGGAACCTAACTTTGTCAGAATACGCATCTGGACCCATCTTCATAACAAATAAGACGGGAGATAGCACTTCTTCAAAGTGCATAGTTTGCCCAGCTTTTGCAAGGCCACTATCGTACTTATCCTCGATTTCAGGAAGTACACAAAGAAGGTGGTAGGTGGCAGGTTCAGGAAGCTGCCTAGCTTTTTCCTCTGCGGTTTCAGGCAGCGTAGTAGGGATTGCATCCTCACTAGCTGAAATAAGTAGCTCAGTCATCGTCATCGTGCTCCATAGCAGACTGTAAATCTAACAAGTCACGCTCTGCGAGTTCCAGTCCGTGAATAACACCGCAGAGATTTCGATATTCACCGAAGTCTTTACAAGCACCGGAGGCAAGTGCTTCAATAATTTCAGATCGCCGCTCACGCAATTTGGCAACAATAACCTTCAAAGCGGTAGTGTCATTTGAGTTCATTGCGGACGCGGCTTGTTAACAGGTTGAGGACGAGGCTTAGTGACATTCTTGATCAAGTCTGCACGAATGCGCTTGTCGTTTTGTCGCTCCTGAGAGCTAAGGCGTGCGGATTCTTTCTGCGTCTCCACAGCAAGACGTTGTTTTTCAATCTCCAAACGGGCTTGCGCAACAGCGAAGTCACGTTGACTATCCATCTCCTTGCGCTGAAGTTCTTGCTGCTTCAGTTGGAGTTCCATCTGCTGCATCAGCAATTCGGGGTTCTGCATTTGCTGTTGCTGTTGTTGCTGGGCCGCAACAGCTTGGTTCTGCACCAGGGTACGTTGCGCAGCTTGAGCGATTAGCGGAGCAATACGCTTTTCGTCGTCGGTACTGATCGGGACGTTATCTTCCTCGTCCATCGGCGGCAGCGGAACACCAAGCTGCATCTCGATCTGTGCCCGATACGAGAAGGCGGTATGTTCAGCAATATGTGCCATCAACGCAGCAGACATCTGCTGCGCCATCGGGTTTTGCCCAAGCGCGCCCATGATCTTGGGGTCTTGCATAAACGCTTGGTGCGTCTGAATATGGGCCTCATGGTCTTGGTATGCGAACGCCTTAACAGGCTGCATACGTAAGATTGCCATGTTTTCAGTCACAGGATCTTGTGGCTTCTTATCCTCAGGAAGCTCAATGATCTTATCGGCGTTCTTAATCCCAAGCACATCCAACATCTGCCGGTGCAGACGAGGCATGTTGTAAATCTGCGGGGCTTGTTGCGAAAGCTGTAGTGCCGCTTGGTACTGCACCACGCGCTGCGACATCGTTGCCGCGTTCGGATCACTGACGGGGATAATCTCCGTGTATTCGTAATCCGTCTTTTTCGCACGTGGGCCATCCGGAGCATCTGCCTCGTAGCTATACGAGTCGTCCGTGTAGTCGCGGATGATGGCACCCAGGAGTTTAAGCTCCTGTTTCATGCTGTAGTGCATCCGCGCCTGGACCGCAGACATCACCTTTAGCTGCCGCTCAAGCAACGCCAGTGTGGTACCCACAGGCGCCTGGGCAGACATATCGGACACCTTCATGTCCGCTGTAGCCGCAAACCGCCGTGTTTCCTCAACAATCTGATTGAGCAAGGCAAGCAGCGTCTGTGACGGCTCCTTGTACGGCAGCGGCATGATGTTGTCGCGCACCGCACCGCTGGGTACATCTACGTCACGGAACTCACCAGGGGCGATGGGCGTGTCGTCACCCTTAATCCGCAGCCCACGGGCCTTCAAGCCACCGGGCAGATTGCTCAACGTACCGGCATCAACAAGCTGGCGCATGAGCGACGTAGCGCTCCTGGCAGCGGAGCCAATGAGGTGCAACAAGCCGAAGCCGTACGAACCGAACCCAGGCACATACTGGTAGTGCACGAAGTGCTGACGTTTTTGCTTCGTCGGGTCATCTTCCAGCCAATTACGGCGGATAGACAGCACCTCACTGGTATCTTTAAGGACGGTTACAACATACGGAAGCGCAATACCTGTCTCTTCACCATCCCCATCAACATCTTCGTAACCCTTTAAGTCCAGCTCAACGTGGAACTCAAGAAGAGTAAAACGGTCATCATAAGAAGCAGAGAATCCAGTCTCTTCGTCTTTTTTCTTCTGAATATCATCGACAGTCTTGCCTGGCTCTCCGATCTCGATATCACGATAGAATCCTGCGACTTGTAGCTTGATAATCTCATTTTTAGTCTTCCTCATGCGGTGCGTAATACGCGGTGCAGAGAAAATTTCAGAAACACCATACGGAAGCACAATGTCTTCCGCCGGGACAAACGTAGAAATCTGCCGCTGTAAAGACGGATCGTAGTAAACCTTTTTGAACGCACTGCCAGAAATTGGCAGGTTCCACAGCATCTTTTCATGCTCCGGGCGATATTCGGTCATCACCTCGGTAAGCTGGTAGTTCATGTCGTCTTCGACACGGCTAGCCGCTTCTTCCTTCTCACGAGTACGTTTTCCAATGATGTTGGTTTTCACCGGACCCGAGGCAGGGAATAACTCCGTAATAGCTTCCGACTGGAAGCGAACCACAGCTTCCGTCAAGATCGGGCTAAACGTCCCACAGGCACCCAGCCACGGGTCAGTACGCTCTTCGTACTTCAAACCAAGGTACTTCAGCCCTTCTGCGTAGGTCTGTTCCCAATCTTTACGACTATTAATGTCGTTATCAAAGTCACCTAAAAGATCAGATGCAATGGTACCTAGAACGCCTTCGTCAACATATTCAGCGAGGTTGGCAGCAAAATCTTCCGGCTCCTCTGGACCACCGGGCTCGATCTCTACCTCAACACCATCAGCACTGATACTTACCCCTTCCGGGTTCTCGATCTCAATTTCAACCGCAGGCCCATCGGCATCAGGCACCGCGCTTGGCTGATTTAACTGGCTCATCAAGCGTTCAAAATTCGTAGCCATATGGGCCTTTCAAGATTTAGTTGCCTCAATAATACGGATTACCACGCCTGCGCGGCATGAAATCTTGGTCTTTATAGTCCGTGGGGAGGCGCAAGAAACCGCCGTTGCGGAAACGTGACAACGCCATGCTGGTGCAGTCAACCATGTCATCGTTCGTCCCATACGGGAAAGCTACGCACTGCTCTATGAGGTCTTCAGCCCAGCGCCTGCCCTCGGGATACCAAACCATCTTTGAACGAAAGATGTCCGAAACGGCATTGAGTCTCGCTATCTTATCACCTGTGTTCCGCCCAGGGGTGAACTCCTGCACCGGGATGCCGATACGGCGTAGTTCCTGATAAAGCTGCGTTCCTGCAGATTTCTTTTCAACAATGAACGCATCAGGCTCCCACTCTTTCCACTCACGCACTGCCAACGCTTTTAACTCAGGAAACTCCACACGAACATTAATGACGTTTAGCAAGATGATATGTGACGCACCATCTGTAAGCTTGTCATCACTAAACACACCCCACGTAGTCAACGCCGTGTAGTCGGCACGATTATGCTTCTCCGCTGCAGCGTCCAGCGTCATGATGACGTAATCACAGTCAGGCGGATCTTCTTTCGTCCAGGCTATCCAGTCCTCACGCTTGATAATGGCCGCTTCTTCCGAAGTCGGCGACTGCATGTACTGCGCATTCCACTGGAACGCTGGCATGGACGCTTTGGTGCGCTCTAATGCCTCCAGATCAAACTTCTCAGGCCACAGCGCCTTTGGTCCGTTGGTGGTGTCTAGCACCGCTGGAAACTCGAAAACCTCGTACTGATCCGCTTTCTCGTTGTTAATACCGTCTTTAACGAGGTGTCCAATGAGGTCCGACTGGTGCCACCGGGTATTATGACTAATTACCCCGTTTGCTATGAAGTTCTCAGTGCCTTCAACTTGGATATCAAATACTTCCTCATAGCCATCAAGAGTTATCTCCACTATCTCGTCTAGTATGAGTTCGTAGGTACTCAATGGCTCGCTGCAAGACTTCTTCTGTTGTGTTTCTGCCAACAATGAGGTTGCAAGAGTTGCAAAGCAACGCTCTGACCCGCTGCCGATCATGGCAGTGGTCAACTCCAAGTTTACCTTTCCAATTTGGTGGGGTGTTTTCTGAAGTGGGGGGCTGTCTACAAATAGCGCATTTACCACCTTGCTCCGCGAACATTTGGTTGTATTCTTCGAGACTAACACCGTATCGGTGTTTGAGGTGCGCATCTCGGTTTTTTTCTGCGCTTCTTCGTGACTTACCTTGTGCCCAATGGTATTTATTGTAGTGGGATTGGCATAACCCTTTTGTACGGGCTGGTTCAATACAACCTTCTTCACTGCATTTAACACCGCGCCACTTACCCCAATCTTCTGATCGAGGGGGCTTAGGCAGTTCTCTACGGTCTTTGTTGTAGTGATATGCACATTTGCCGAGTGCGTATTTACGCTCGCTGCATCCATCGACACTACATTTTTTGTCTGATCCAGGGGCTGCGATATCCCGATCAACTGCATACCCACCTTCAGGTCTTTGGTCTTGATCCATTTCTGTCCTCCGGCTTGATCGACCAGAAGCGGATGCTTCCAGTTCGCCCGAAGAATTTTACCTGAGGTTGTCTTGATCGTAAAGATGCGATCAAGCCCTTGTGAGGCCCAGTTCAGGACTTTGGCTTGAGTCACCACCCCGTTTTCATAGCTCGCCACCACATCGCCAGGACGCACATCCCGCAGCGGTTTTTCGTTTCCGTCGCCCATAAGGACCGGAGTGTCGCCGGTCATACAGTGAATAACAGCTATCCTGCCACCGGACATTAATCGAGTACGTGCACCAAACGTAAACCACTGATACGCCTTCTCCAAGGCATCGAAGTTACCGGCCAACAGATCCTGTTCATCATGTGGATCATCAACCAACAACAAATCAGCACCACGGCCAGCCAATGCACCACCCACACCAGTAGCAAAATACTCACCGCCCTTATTTGTTGACCACCGCCCTGCACTCTTGGAGTCCACCGATAGGGTAATCCCAGGGAAAATTTCTTGATATTTAGGGTCAGCAATGATGTTACGCACCTTGCGACCGAAGTCCACAGCCAACTCAGCCGTGTTAGACACCATCAGCACCTTCTTATCAGGGAATTTCCCTAAGAACCATGCTGGAAAAAGAGTAGAAACAAGGTGAGATTTACCATGCCGAGGGGGTATGGATACTACAATACGGTCTTTTCTTCCATAAGCGATATCTGTAAGCAGTTCTGCAAGCCTACGATGATGCGTAGCAACAATATATGTAGGATCAATGTGCTTACAGAACGCAATAAGACTCTCTTGGCACTTCTTAGAATGCTGTCTGCGCTCTAATTCTTCTATGACAGTCATGATCTGCGCTTGTTCAGCAGCAGAAAACGAGCTTAAATTGTCATAAAGCAGCTTCAAATCGGCTGCTGATATGTTTTTCAGTGCGGGAAGCACGGTTTCTAATGATTTTGTGTAGTTAGATACGCTTTTTCTTAGCTTACAGCCCTGCGACCATGCTTTTTACATCTAAAGGCACGTTTGGGGCTTCAGGAAGCTGCGAATAATCAGGATATTCTTGACCTTCGGCACTGTCTACATCGTCTCCATCAATAACAGTCGCGTCCTCGACGCCTTCCATACCCATAAGCTTGCGAATTTTGTCTTTCAACGTGTTTTCAAGCTCAATTGTGGACTTGTTATTGATAGTAACTTCACTACGCTCAGTGAAAAGACCAACGTCACTGATCTTTCCAAGCAGCTCAAGCGCCTTGATACGCACCTTTGGATCGTTATTGTCAGACTCGATGATGAGTTTATTGGTGATATACATCCGAAGGCGTTTGGCATCACGCACTACTTCTTTGTCATACTGCGATAGCAGTTCATTGACGTAAAGAATACTTGCCGGCGTGGTTGCAGCTTCCGGATACACAGCAGTGTTTGACTGCGCAATGTTACGCAGCATCATGCTTGCAGCTTTACGTATCTCTTCCTTATCCGGCTCATCAAAAATGGTTTGCCGCAGCCCCTCTTTCATGAGGAACTCTGCCGAATTGCAAGCTGCCTTGGCCTTTTCACGCACATCAATGTAATTGGCACGACCCGTAGGCAGAGGCACCGACTCATCAACGTCACACTCGATCATGAAGATACTCCTTCTCAGGCTGGAGTATGTATCCGAATTTTTATTTTGTGTCAAGGGGTGATTTGTTTTCAACAAGGTCTTGTTTTAGCTACGCTGCGGAGCAGCGGTTCCCTTTTTAGCTACTCTTACCGGGGGGTGTTTCTTATATTGAGGGGGTGGGGGTACCCTAATTCGGTAGTGTTTTACTTTTCTTGGGATTTACTTTGGTATTTATTTGTGTGGATCACAGCCCATACCAGTTCGCCGGAGTCCCAAGCCCACAGCCGGGGGTGGGTATAGGGTGGGTCTAGCCGGGGGGTTTTACAACCCGTTAATTCGTCCGTGTTATAGTTCGTTCACTGCATCGATCGATGCAGCGTTAATCAACCCAGCATAGGAGTGTGAGATGTCTGACTTCAACCTGAGCGTTATCACTAGCTTCGTTTCTCACGAAGGTGTGGGCTATCGCGTGGCCGAGGCCATGCAATGCGAGATGATCCAATGGAAGGAGGCCGGGTCTTACCCGGCTGTCGAAGATGTGGCCTCGGCCATCAAAGACGGGATGTTGAGTGTGGAGGGCATGGGCAAGGATGACCTCCCCTCGAAGGTCAGCCTCAAGCAGTACGCCTCGGGGATGATCAAATGGGCAAAGGCCGGCGCTTTCCCGAACACGCCTAGCCTGCGAGCCTTCATGAAGCCTATTCCGGGCGCCAAGTCCACCCGGGGCCGCAAGGCCAAAGGGGGGATGGAAGCCCCGGTGGCCACCGAGGCCACCGAGGGCAGCGCCAAGGCCACCGAGGGCAGCGCCAAGGCCGCTGAACCGGCGGCTCTGTGGCGGGGGCTCGCGCCCCTATTGGCCGCAGCGATCAATGGGCATGGCGATCTCGGCTTGCCCCTGGCCGCCGATGAGAAGGCCAAGGTGAACGAGGCCGCCCGCGTTATCCTGGCATTCATCACGGCGAAGGCCAAGTAAACCCAAGGCCCCCACAGCCCCGCCGAAGCGGGGCTTTTTTTTTTTTTTTCGCCCGCGTTTTGTGGGCGCGGCCCTGGTCGGGAACGGATGTCAAAGCACGCGAGGGCATCGCCTCGCACGCATACGCACGGGCACAGGCGCGGCCTGCACGCGAGGACCGCCGAATTAACACGGCGTTAATTGCACGAAGCAACCCCCGCACACACCATCGAATTAACACGGCGTTAATTAACGCACCGACGACGCGACCACCGGCACCCGTTCCGCCCCCGGCAGGGCT